CTTTTAATTGTTCTGCGATGCTAAAGGCTAAAGATTGACCGCCTATAAATAACTTGCAACCATTAATCGCTATCGCCATCTCTAAGGCGTTTGAAACTTTTAAGTGTTGTATCTTATCATTGTGAATAGAAAAGCGTTTAAACTCCTTGTCAGTGCCCACAAAGTAAACATTATCGTACTTCTCTAAGACTGAATAATCAATAAATAAGTTATTGTATCTTGTAGTCCTATTAACTATGATATAATTGTTGCCGATGTTCTCAGGGATAAAAAGACATTGCTTTGATAAGTTCGGTCTAAATTCGTGATAGGCGTTAGCTATCCAGTTCTGAATATTACCTGCTGACAAGTTCTTAAATTCCTTTCTGAATAAATCTATATCAAAATCGAATACCATGTTTTCCCCTTTGGCTAATTTGATAACATCATGTATGTAAGGTTGTGCCTTTAACAATGGTGCAAGAAAGTCAAACATAAAGTCATTCATCATTACCGCCCCCGTTGGATGTGTCTCTAAAGTGAAACCACTTGGGACATCCATTTTAATATAGTAAACAAATTTACAGTCATTGTCTAAACTATATTGATACAAGCTACTCAATGAGTAAACTATATCGCCTGCGTTTCCGCTACAATTTACCTTAATGTATTTTTTCATATTCTATTACTAATTTATTTAACTCCCCAAATAAAGCCTCAGAATAAGCCAACCCATCGCATGACATACAAACTGGTTCTCCTACTATTCCTAAATCCTTTCTTAATACATTTGCCTTATGAATGTCCTCATCATTGTAGACCATGAATCTATGCTCCATTGTCAAACGATACCTACCGATTGAATCAACTATCAACTCGTATTGCATTTTGCTCAACTCCATAAATACCTATTGATTACTTTTGTAAACACGAAAGGTAAGAAGATTAAATAAGGGTCTAACATAACTATTGACCCGATTAACCCGATCCAAAATGAAAGACAAGTGACGCAACTAAATGGCTTCTTTAGTTTCCTATTCGGGAACTTTGCTATTATGTAAGTAAGGAACTCGTGGAAGCCTAACGCTAAACCACTAACCCAAATTGCGTTTAATATTATATTCATAGTTTATATTGAAAATTGCCATTTAAAACCGTATGCCGTTTTTTGTAGGCCACTACAACAACTATAAATTCCACCATGGTACACCCCTATATGCCTTGATGCTTCTCTCACCCCTGCGAAATTTGCTACAATGATATTATCTAATGTTAGCTGAGTAACTGGTTTAGATAGTGGATGGTCTTTGCCTTTTACAGAGAAGCCTTTTTGAAGACCTGTCCTAAAAGCGTGTATTCTATTCTCAGAAGATGTTGCCCATTCAAGGTTTTCAACTCTATTGTCATTTTTAATACCATTTATGTGGTTAACTTCTCTTTTGTTTTCAGTATTTGGTATAAATGCTTGAGCGACTAACCTATGTATAACACAAGTTTTTCTTATATCCCCGTGTAAAGTAACTGTTGTGTATCCTGAACTCTGAACAACAGGTATCAATATTTCCCCTTGTTTCTTTTGAGTATAAGATTTGACATTCCCAAGATTTGAAATTAGGTAAAGCCCGTTTGATTCTTTTATGTTTTTAAATATTTCCATTTATTTGTTCATTAAATTTAAAATTGATTCGTATCGTTTTTTGTTTACTACCTTTATATCATAATGCTCTCTCACATATTCATGTAGTCTTTTGCCAAGTTCAATTCCTTTCTTTGGATTATCAATTAAACTTTTAATGCACCCGTCCCAATTCCCCCTTGGGGTAAGAACCAAACCCTTTTCAATAAATTTTCGGTATGGGGCGACATCGCTACAAATTATTGGCAAACTAAATGCGGCTGCTTCTAAAACTTTAAGGTTACTCTTGCACTGGCTAAACTTGTCATTACATAAAGGAGCTAAAACTGCGTCGCAGAGATTATACGGCAAGGCGTAGTTCATTATGTCGAGCCATTCGGTGCGTATGTACTGTGATGGCTGTCTTTGTCCATTAGAGGTAAAGTAAGATTCTATAAGTTCATAATACTCAGGCGATGTTTCGTTATACCCTGCTAACAAAAGTTTGTGATTCTTGTTCTTTAATAATTTCTTAAAAGGCTCAGCCAACTTTTTTAAATCCAAGTGGTGGTTGTTAGCCCCGAGCCAACCAATAGTAAATTTGTCTTGCGCTTGTCTTTGTGGTATAAATTGAGGTTGTTTAAAATCAATGCCGTTAGGTATGTAAACAATGTTATTGTGGTAGTCTTTTAAACTCTCTTTAAGAAACTCAGAGGCCGTCCAAATAACATCTGCATAACTTATAGCATCAAGTATTCTTTGCTCTACAATCGAGTCCTTTACTCCGTCACGGTGATGATAGTTTGGCAACTGAATCCAATCGTCAATATCTAAAATGATTTTGCACCCACTTTCTTTGGCCTTTAAAAGATAGTCTTCGTCATGTTTGTACATACGATTCAAAACAACGATATCAAATTGGCGAGGATGGAAGTCAAGAGTAAATCCATTCGTCCCCTTTATATCCAAATCCTTATAGTCCTCATCCATATTAGCAAACGGAACTTGCAAACGGTGATAGCCTATACCAGAATCCTTTTCGTTGATGTATATTATTTTAACCATTCTTTAAGGTGTTGTCTATATTCTTTTATTGCGTGTCTAACTGAGGTGTAAGGTATTCCAATATCTCGGCTCAATTGTTTGGTGTTTACTCCAGTAATAATAAGTTCGTTTAATAATCTTGAATGATAAAAGTATTTGTTGTTTTGATCTAACATATCCTCTTCAATCTTGGCTACTATCTTCTCAACGTGTATCTCATCCTCAAAGTATTCAATGTCCTCAACATCTTCAAAGGTATCTACTAAAACTAAATTTTCTCTATTCCCAAACTTTTTGCGAAACGCTGTCCAATTACAATGGCTAACTTGAAACTTTAGAATCTGCAAAGCGTATGGCGTTAAGTAATTGTTTTCAGCTATTGTGTCCTTTTTGTGTTGAGGTAGTTCAAGTAAGATTGTTAAGACTTCGCTCTTTAATTCTTGGTGGTCGCTATGCCCGTACTTTTTACAATAATCGTTAAAAATCTTTGAGTCATTAAACTCACACAATTGTATGTTGAACTTTTCACTCAATGTACTTGATTAAATGTTCAGGATAACAAGCCAACATCATGCACTTCTCTAACTCTTTATAGGTCACTGTCACTACTGTTGTGTAGTTAGGACGGTGAATCCAAAACTCTACCTTTTCCGGCTTACGGTTGCGAGAACACCCCCCCTCTTTTGTGGCGATTTTCTCTACTAAATTATCGATATAGTTGTATACTAAGTCGTTCATAATGTTTACAATATTAAATATTTTATTTGAATGTACCAAATTATTTTTTCAAAGTAGTTCTTTTATCTTATTCCGATAGTTTAATTTTAACTCTTCAATCTCAGGAATACTTAACTGCAACCTATCGCCTCTTGATGCTATCAACTTATCGTAGTTGTCTTGGCCTATCCTATCGGGAAGCCTTAAAGAGTATTCTACAAGGTTTCCATGTAGGTGTAAATTACATTGAGTGCAAGATAATGAACAATTAAATTCATTGAATCTAAGTGCAGGGTGCGAACCAACGGACATAAAATGTGAAGCATGACCGTTCCCATTTACTCTACAACCACAACTCACACATGGAAGTCCAGCATCTCTTGTTCGAATAAACTTGTTAAAAATGGTTTGAAGTTCCTTTAAGTGTTGGCTCTTGGTCTTCATCCGTTCTTTTTTAACCTTGTTCTCAGCCTTTACTTTCTTAGCCATCTTACCTCTTGCGTAATCAAGAGCGCAGGAATAAGAGCAAGTAACTTGTAAAGGTTTACTCGGTTCAAACTGATTAAGACATATTTTGCAGGTCTTCATAATTTTTCAACTTTATATCCTAATTTCTCCAGTCTTGATTTCACTTTGAAATAGTCTCTCTCATCTATTAACTGAGTCCCAATATGTGAGATTTTGGTATACTTAATTGTTATTAGGACTTGTTTCATTTTGTGCGTTTAAAATTTCCATAATAGCATTAAAATCCTTTTTATAAATCTTGTCATACTCAAACCAATCATGATGGTTTGCAATGGCATGTATAATACTAGCGTGGTTATGGCGTGTGTTTAGAGTGCCACTTATATCCATATAACTCATAGAAGTTGAACTTCTCAAGATGAAATAATAAACTACTCTACCCCTTACATAGTTCCCTTGTCTAATCTTTACGTCGATGTCAACATTAAAGTAAGTGTTGATTGCATCTTTGATTTTCTGAAGAGGCGCTGATAATTCAGTTTTAACTTCTTTGTTTAACTTGCTTTGCAGTATTCTTATTTCACTGTTTAGTTTTGTAACCCTTGCTGAAAGTAATTTGTTCTCTCTTAAAGTGGTTGTGTAAAGTCCTTTGAACTTTATTTCTTCGATTAATTCTGTTGTTGTCATAATGTTTTTTATAATGTATCTTTAAATAATTGTTTCCCTTTTTCAAATTGAAGTCTAACGAATCCTACCTCTCCGTTTCTATGCTTCAAATATAATACTTTTATTAATGGATTATCGCTTTCGGGTTCTTCATTGTGTAATGCAATAACGATGTCAGCATCTTGCTCAATCGCTCCACTCTCTCTTAAGTCGCTTAATCTTGGCTCTCCGCTTCTCTTTTCAACGTCCCTACTCAACTGCGCCAATGCGATAATTGGGATGTCTAATTCTTTGGCCATTGCTTTGAATGTTCTTGAGATAGTACTTATCTCTTGTTCCCTATTCCCTTTGCCATAGACGGTTAAAAGTTGCAAGTAGTCAACAAATATAGCCTTAATCCCAAAGTTCTTTTTTGCTTTTCTTGCCTTTTCTTTAAAGTCTACGATATTTAAACTCGCTGAATCGTCAATGTACAAAGGTAAATTAAAGTCAGTACTTAAAATAGTTCGCCAATTTCCCTCATGTATTTCAGCCTTTGCCAAATAATTTGAGTATATCCCCGTCATTGAACTGATTACCCTTGTCGCTAATTGTTCGGTACTCATTTCTAAACTGAAAAATGCAACTGGTATATTTTGTTTCGCTAAGTTAACCGCAAGGTTCAAAGCAAATGCAGTCTTGCCGGTCGCAGGTCTCGCTGCTAAGATAACCAAGTCAGGCGAATGCCACCCGTGAGAAATTTTATTTAATCTTTCGTATCCAGTATCCAAACCGACTAAACTCTTTCCACTCGATTGCATCAACTCTATTTTCTTAATCACTTCTTTTGCAACAGTTTCAAACTTATTAAAATCTTTTTTGTGTTTGATCGAATATGATTCTAATTCGGTGGTGTGTTTTTGTATAGTTTGAAAAATATCATTATCGATGTTGTTTGCTTCACTGATAGTTCGTTGGCAAAGCATGATTAATTCCCTTGTAATGAACTTTTGAATTATAATTGAACAATGGTACTCTAAGTTTGCTTTTGAGCTAAGACGTGAGCTTATAGCGACTAACTCATTCATTAACTTGCCACCTAACTTTTGATTGATTGATAACATATCAAAAGGTTTGTTCTCTTCAGCTAATTCAAAAACAGCCTTTAAGATTGTTTTGTTCTCTTCTGAGAAGCAATGATGTGGCTCAATAGTACAACGCATTATCGCAGTACTGTCAATCATTAAAACTCCTATAACTGATTCTTCTATGTCGGTTGCGTTGTTCATTTAAAATTCTTTTAAGTATGATTGTGTTTTAGGTTCTTCGTTTTGTTTCAATGGGAATACCCCTGCCCAATTATTTTTAATTGATTGCTCTAAAATTAAAATTTGTTTTTCTTCATTGCCAGGTGCAAAGTTATTCAAATCTTTTTTAATTAAT